GTATCGACGGTAACAAAGACTGCTATTGACGGTGGATATAAGTGCACATGCACATCACCGACGTTAAAAGATGGATCACATACGATTTCGGTCAAAGCATCCGACAACGATGGTAATGCAGCTGCAGCTAAGACAGCAACATTTACAGTTGATACAGTGCCTCCGACACTGCAGATCACAGCTCCATCAGATAACCTTATAACCAACAAGAAGACAGTAACGGTAAGTGGTAAAACAGATGACGTATCATCTAAGCCAGTTACAGTAACGGTAAATGGAGCAACTGTAACGGTCGGAACAGACGGAACATTTACTAAGGACGTGACTCTTGCTGAGGGTGCAAACACCATCACAATCGTAGCTAAAGACAAAGCCGGAAAGACTACTACAGTCACACGTAAGGTTACTGTCGATACGTCAGCTCCGGTGATTAAGTCAGTGACTCTTACTCCGAATCCAGTAGACTGCGGAAAGACATTCATTATTGCAGTCGAGATTACCGACTAGGCGGTGCGCCTATGGTAGTAAAGGTAAGCGGTAAGATAGATGGAAAAGAAGTAATATTCGAAAGAGCTGAAGGGGACCGGTGGAATGCCATGGTCCCTTATGATTTAGATGGAATGTATGTGGTGGAGCTGACGGCAGAAAATGATGCAGGCAATATCGCATACTGCACGAAGATGCTGTTGATCGTTGATCCGGCTACTCTATGCGTAAGACTTGTTCCACTTGATTATATGGTGGAAATTGTTCCGGAAGACTGTAAGGTTACAGTTATTCCGGAAGACTATGCTGTAGAGGCAGTTCCGGAGCAGTATCAAGTTATCGCAGAGCCAGATCCGCTCTTTGTGGAGGTAATTTATCCGATACACGGAAGGGGGTGTTGTTGTGAACAAAATTAGATTTATCCTGGGCGAAGACAAGCACGTTAAGCTATTGGTGCGAAGTCCTAACGATGAGCCATTTACGATTCTGACAGCATCTTATGAGCTGGCACGTTATACAGACATCGTGGTGCAAGGAGAGTGTGATATCAATGATCATTATCTTGACTGCAAGATTGCTCCGAAAGAAAAAGGAACACACGTACTGGAAGTAACGTATGCGGTTGCGGATTCGATCAGGAAGGCAAGGATAGAAGTAGAGGTGGTTTAATGCTTAAAATTACAGATGTGAAATTAAGTAAAAATACGGTTGCGACCGGGGAAAAATTTACGATTTCTGTACAGATCCAGGAAACGGTTGATTATCCGTATGACTATCCATACGATTATCCGATATCTTATACCGGAACAGCAAAGCCGGTAAAATCATAAAGAAAGAATGAGGAATATGAAAGTGGAACAGGCAAACTATATCAAAGCAATTTTTACAGCAGTATTTGCTTTCCTGTCGGCGCTTCTTGGAGTGCTTGCAGTGCCGGTGATCCTGCTGGTGGCATGTAATCTGATTGATTATGCTACCGGACTTATGGCAAGCAAATACAGAGCACAGGATATCAATTCCTATAAAAGTATCAGAGGAATCTTCAAAAAGGTATCTATGTGGCTGCTGGTTGTTGTAGGAGCAATAATAGATGAAATGCTTCTATATGCATCAACTTCAATTGGTTGGAAGTCACCGGTTACATTTCTGGTGGCGTGTGTCGTGGCAATGTGGCTGATCTGCAATGAGATTATCAGTATTTTAGAAAATATTCAGGACATGGGAGTGAATATCCCGGCATTTATGCAGCCGCTTGTGAAACACATCCGATCGCAGGTGGAAGATCAGGTGAAAGTAGATAATGATTCAGAGGGCGAATAGTCGCCCTCTTTTTGAAAGGAGAAACATTATGGCAATGAATGGAATTGATATTGCAAGTTACCAGGCAGGAATTGACCTCAGTGTGGTCCCGTGCGATTTTGTGATCGTAAAGGCAACAGAGGGAACAGGCTACGTGAATCCAGATTTCATAAGAGCTTACGCACAGGCTAAGAACGCCGGAAAGTGTCTCGGTATCTACCATTATGCGAATGGTGGAGATTACCAGAAAGAAGCAGATTACTTCCTTGATAGAATCGGAAAACGTGTAGGCGAAGCAATTCTCTGTCTTGACTGGGAGGGGAAGAGCAACCCGGCATTCGGTAGCTCGGATTTTGCATGGTGCAAGAGCTGGCTTGACTATGTATACCAGAAAACAGGCGTAAGACCTCTTTTGTATTGTTCGCAGTCTGTAGCCTATAAATTCAACAATATCGGAAACTATGGACTCTGGATTGCACAGTACGCAGACATGAACGCCACAGGCTATCAGGATAAGCCGTGGAATGAGGGAGCTTATACTTGTGTTATCCGGCAGTATAGCTCTTGTGGTAGATTGAATGGATGGGGCGGTAATCTCGATCTGGATAAATTCTACGGCGACAAGGACGCATGGAACAAGTATGCCGGAAAAGGAAACACAACCAAACCGGCAGAAACACCGAAACCGACAGTGAATACTCCGGGCGGATCCACGCTCGATCTGGTTGTTGGAGTCATGCAGGGCAAGTACGGTGATGGTGACAACCGCAAGAACGCCCTCGGAACACGGTATACGGAAGTGCAGAGCTTCATCGACCATATCTATTCTGCATCCGTAGATACACTGGTGAACGAAGTGAAAGCTGGTAAATATGGTAACGGTGACACAAGAAAGGTTGTTCTCGGTAGTCGTTACACAGAAGTCCAGAACAAGATCAACGCTGCGTTTGCCAGAAAATCAAATGAGCAGATCGCACAGGAAGTTCTTGCCGGTAAATGGGGCAACGGAAACGACAGAAAGAATCGTCTTTCAGCTGCCGGATATGACTACGATACAATTCAGAATATTGTGAATGGTAAATCCGGTGCTTCATCCGCACAGTATTACACTGTCCAGTCTGGAGATACGCTTTCCGGTATTGCAGCTAAATACGGCACGTCCTACCAGAAGGTTGCGCAGCTGAATGGAATCAGCAATCCGAATGTGATCTATGTTGGCCAGAGATTGCGGGTAAAATAATAAATATTGTCTTGTACTAACTAAACTACCCCAAACGGAGTCAACCAGTTAGTACAAGACGCTATAAGAAATCAACAGAGTCGACAGTATGATCAGTGTTCAGGTGAATCTCCCGGATAATAGAATGCCAGAAGGCTCTGCGGTTTTCTTGGGTTAAATTATAGTACATTGTTCTAAAGTCTGTATTCAGCAGCTCTTCCAGATAAGCATAATCAGGTTCTAATTCCGGAGCAGCATTTAACAATTCATTCAGTTCGTTTTCAATCCGATCATATTCTTTGCTGTAATAATCCCATTCGATTCTTCCTTTCTGGAAGAGAAGATTTAATCGTTCCAATTCTTTCTGGAGCTTTTCCGGAGTCTGAATTTTCTTCTTTTTTTCTTGTTCCTTTTCAATTTTTTCACATTTTATTTTAAATTTATTGTATTCGTATTCCAGATGCTCAATCAGGTATTGTTCTATGAGATTTTGACTTACCATGTGCTTGTATGTACATTTGTGATCAATAAAGGCTTTATTGCATCGATAATAGCAGTATACTTTTTTGGCACCGGTTTTCCTGTTGATAATGGACGAACCGCCTCTTGCGCTAAGCCTGCGTCCACAGATCGGACAATTTATCATGCCACTGAAAAGATAAATCCGGCCAGAAGGAGCACGCTTAACATTTGCGTTCTGTATTTCCTGCAGATTGTTCCATTCAGATTCTGTCAGGTAAGCAGGGCAGTATGGAATCCCGCGATAGGTTCCTTTGTAAAATTCACTCGATAGCAGTGTTCGCATATTCGCCCATGTAAAATCCGGATCATAATTTTCCTGAATATAGCGCATGGAAAGCCCTTTTGCATGGTGCTTAAAGAAAAAACGATAAAAGGCATTTACAGTGTCTTCTCGATCAGGATCTTTTACCATGCGTTTTACTCCATCAATGATTCCAGATTTGTAGCCGTACCCCATATTCACATCACCGAAGATCAGTTTTCTCTGCCGGATAGATGCTTCATTTACGAATTTGATACGTTCGCTGGTGGTATCTACTTCATTCTGACCAATAGACAGGACTACATTCAGCTGCAGCCGACCGTCACGGGTTTCCATATTGATTCCTGGTTCACTGGTGCTGATCCAGCGGACGTTATTATCGTCAAGGACTTCCTGGACCTTGTAAAAATCAGACAGGTTACGGAACCATCTGTCAATACGCCAGAAGATGATCACATCAATTTTTCCGGCTTTTACGTCCTCAAGCAGGGAATGGATGGCTTTTCTCTTTTTTAATTCTTTACGGGCAGTTTTACCCTCGTCAGCATAAACTCCAGCAACGGTCATGTTATGTTCCTTGGCGTAATTGGTCAGGTACTGTTTTTGTGCTTCCAGGGATTTACCGTGCATCATCTGTTCAGCGGTAGACACACGGATGTAAATGGCGCAGCGTTCAATTTTACTTGGCATATTATATCACCTTTCTCTTCAATATACGTAAAAATGAGTATAAAAATAACAGCCTGAGAACTTTTGTTCTCTTGCGATGGCTGTCCGAAGATGATACAATATTATTTGAAAATTGGGTATCTCTTCGGAGTACTTAATAGAGAAACATATTGGTGTATGTTTCATCGCTCGACCGTTCCTGTTGGCGCAGGAGCGGTTTTTTATTTATTTCAGCAGATCGGCAATACGGATCTTTAAATCATTGTAGATTCCCACGCTGATTTCTTCGTCAAAAGAATATTGCGTAGAATCTTCTGGCTCACCAAAACAGTAGACTTGGACGATCCGTGTCATTGGATTGACAATCCAGTATTCGCGGACACCGGCTGTACGGTACTTAAATAATTTTGTAAGGTAATCCATGCGCTGGCTGCTTGGCGATACAATTTCAATGATGAAATCAGGAGCGCCGTTGCATCCTCTGTCGTTCATTTTGTTTGGATCACATATTATGGAGATATCCGGCTCAACATAATTATAATTATCCTGATTAAGAAAAACAGCAAATGGAGCAGGATAAACCTCACAGGAACCACTATTTGATTTAATGTAGTTTCTGATGGTTGCAGATAATTCCATTACAAGTTTCTGATGCAATGGACTTGGTGGAGCCATATTGTAGATCTGACCATCAATCAGCTCGGCGCGTTGTCCATCTGGGAGAAGATAGATATCTTCAACTGTGTAGGTGTTTGGTTTTGGTAATGGCATGTGATCACGTCCTTTCTGAAAAAAGAAATATAAAAATATTATTGCCTATTGAAACAAGGATGTTTTTTGCTATACAAAGTAAATTGCGCATGCATTGAAACAGCAAAAAAATATTGGTATAATGAAAATGGCTTAAACATAACGTCTTATAGCCGAT